TGCTTGCACCGGTAACTGATCCGACGACAATTGACATGACTCTGCCAGCTAAGGCTGATCGGCTTGGCAAGGCTTTGCTGTTTAATTCTACTACTGGGAATCCAGAGGCCGGGCCTACCGCGACTGATATTGCAAACGCTCAAACAAACGCCGCCGCAGCGGCTGCAAGCGCCACCCTCGCAAGCCAGTGGGCTACCAAGACTGATGGTCAGGTTGCCTCGACGGATTATTCATCGAAGGCGTGGGCCATTGGCGGCACGGGCGTCACCGACACGGCGTCTGCTGGTGCAGCAAAAGAGTGGGCGACTGCTGCCGAAGACGATCTGGTCGATGGCTCCGAGTATTCGGCCAAGCACTACAGCGCTAAGGCATCCGGGTTTGCGACCAATGCTGAGGCATCTGCGACCAACGCAGCAGCGAGCGAAGCGGCAGCAGCAGCAGCGGCGCAAGGGTGGGCGGATGTTGTTTCTATTACCGCTGGCACGACAAACATCGAAATTACGGACGCGAATAAGTATTACATCCTCGACGCCAGTGGCGGGTCGATCACGATGAACCTCCCGGCCGTTGGGACCAGCGATGGCCTGACGCTTGCGTTTGAGGTTCTTGACGCATCCAATAGCATCACGATTGCGCGGGACGGCACAGACACGATCAACGGATCGGCGGCAGACTACACTGGCCTCACGGCTGTTGGCGATGTTGTCCACTTCATCAGCATCGACGGCACACCTGATAACTGGTCGGCGCGTCTCATCTCTCGCTTCGTTGTGGACGGCACGACGATCACGCAATCTGGTCGCACGATTTCAACAAGCCGTGCTTCTGCGTCAGAGGTAAATACTGGGACGGACACGAACAAAGCTGTTACGCCTGACGCCTTGGCCGGGTCCAACTACGGCACCGCTGTCGTGCCGATCCTCGTATTCGATGACGCAACAGATTGCGCTACCGGCGACGGCGCGGGGGATTTGTTCTTCCGTATTCCATCGGTCCTTAACGGCTTTGATCTTGTCGCTGTTGCGGCTTGCTGCCAGACGGCAGGCACGACCGGCACGATGGATATTCAAGTTCACAACGTCACGCAAGCGGCTGACATGCTCTCCACAAAAATCACCATTGATTCCGGCGAAACTGATAGCAGCACGGCGGCAACCCCGGCGGTGATTGACACGAACAACGACGATGTTGCTACGGGCGACCAGATCAGGATCGACGTTGACGCGGTTCACAGCGGCACCGCCGCAAAGGGCCTATTGGTGGAACTCCAGTTTAGGCTTCCATAATGCTGATCTTTCCGCTCATTAAATCTGCCGCACCAAAACTTGTGACTGTCTCTTTCACGGACAATGACGGCACGCAGGGTAGCGCAACAAGCTTTACGTTTTCCGGTAAATCCATCGGCGCAGCGGCAGCGAATAGGCGTGTCTATGTCGGCGTTTTTGGGTCGTCCGCTCAATCATCTATTTCGTCCGTCACCATTGGCGGCAACACCGCAACGAACCATGTCAGCCGCAATGATAGCAACCGCCTTGCGGGGATTTATTCATACCCGCTCACAACTGGAACGACAGCCGATATTGTCGTTTCTTTTCCGGGGTCTGAAAATCGTTGTTTTATTGGTGTTTGGGCGGCGTATGGGGCAGATGCAACGCCGCACGACACACTTTCTTCCGGCGCGTCTAGCTCGACCGGCACCATCGACATCCCCAGCAATGGCGCGTTGATTGCGTACGCCCATAACAATGGCGGCAGTGCGACGTTTACGTGGGCTGGGGCAACGGAAGATTTCGATCAAGTTCCAAGCGGCGGTACGGAAAGTCATTCAGGCGCACACGCTGATGAGATGGCTGAAGAAACGGGCCGAACGGTCACTGCCACGCCTTCTTCTGTGCAAGCGCCCGGCCTCGTCGCTGTCAGCTTGGCACCTGCCTGATGTTTCATAATTGCAAGCAAAAGGTGGCGCGGTGATGGCTGACGTTGATCGCATCTCGCAAATCCTCGGCTCGCTGCAAGCCGAGGTCCAGGAAAATCAACGCCAGCATCATGCCTCATTTAAGAAGCTGGACGCCATTGAAGAGAAGATCAACAAACTCGCTGGCGCTATTGAGTTGATCGCGTTGGAGCAACGCAACATCAAAAAAGAAATTGACGACGATATCAAGCCAGCCGTGCAAGACTTCAAAAACCTAAAGAATAAAGGTTTGGGAATTATCGCGTTTATTGGCTTGATGGGTAGCGGTACCGGAGCGGCATTAGCCAAGTGGTTTTCAACGCAATAGAAGACGAGTTATGAGATACGTCCTGGCGGTTATAATTTGCGCCTTCGTTTTATCCTTTTGCGTTATAAAAGAAGCTAAGTCCCACGGCGACTATCGGTGGGTGATGGATAACTTCGTCACGTCCTATTGCTGCGGCCCCGAAGATTGTCAGGCGCTGCAACTCACGCCCGGCCAGCTTTCCAGAACCGAGACGGGTTATGTCCTGATCTGGAACGGCAAGCCTTACGAGTTCGTCTATCCCGACAATTTAACTAGCCCATCCGAGCGGTTTGGTCGTAAGATTATATACCCTAGCAACAACGGCGCATGGCATGTATGCTTCCGGTTGCATGGGCCGGGGCCAGAGGATGATGAACCTCGGTGCCTGTTTGAACCCCCAACTGGATAAGGACGCAGATCATGCTCCGACTTCCGATTATCTCAGCCGTTGCTGTTGTTTTTGTTCTCTCCGCTTGCCAGACGACTTCACCGGCAATCGACGCAACTCCCAAACTTCAAATCAATGTCACTGACGCGGCCCCGACCTATGAGCCGGGCATCGTTGTTTCCGTCACGTGGGTCTGCCGCGAGGCACAGGCGATCCGTTTCTTAGTTGGCTCCCCATCGCCGGAAGCCTTTATGGCCGCGCTCAAGCTGTTTGTGCGTCAGCAGAAGTGCGTAGCCTTTGACACGGAAATCCCAATCAAACTCAAGACGCACGAATACAGCTTTGAAGGTGTCTTTGGCCCCGGCGAGGCGTGGATACTTGAGACGAGCGACGGCAGCCCGGCCTTTGCGCTTTTGAAGCCGTTGCAAATTCCTGGGAAGGACGCCTGAAATGGCAACCAAAGCTATCAGTGACGAGGAACTACAGGCCACTGTCAATGCGTTTGCGCGGCATGGCACCAACACGGCGACCGCTGCCGAGTTAGGCGTTGAAGACAGCACAGTCAGGCGGCGCAGAAAAATGGCGGCAGATCGGGGCATCACGCCGAAACTGGATGATGCCAGCCAAGCAGCAGAGTTGCCAAACTTCCCCGACGATGATGTCAGCGCCGAAGAAATTCTGGGTATGATGGAGAAGCGTTTCGAGAAGCGACTACAACATCAGAAGTCGTTGCGCTGGTTCCCGATCAAGTTCAAGACGCAGGAGCCGGTCGGCATTGTCGTTATGGGCGATCCTCACCTTGGGTCTAATGGGTGTAATATCCCCTTGCTTCGTCAGCACGTTGACCTAATGAAAAAGACGCCAAACTGCTACGCGGTGAACATTGGCGACACGGCGGATAACTGGGGCGGCCGCCTCATGCGTCTCTACGCCGAGAACGATGTCAGCAAGTCCACGGAGCGCAAACTGGCGCGATGGTTCTTAGAGGACAGCGGAATCCCATGGATTGTCTGGCTTGAAGGCAACCACGACCACATGGACGGCGGCTTCGTTCAATACCTAAAAGCCATCAACGCCGATGTCATTCCTATGGTCGATTGGCGGGCGCGATTCCGTTTGGTGTTCCCAGGCGATGTTGAGGCGCGTGTAGACGCAGCACACAACCACAAGGGCCATTCCATGTGGAACCCGCTCCACGGTCAAACCAGGGCCGCTCACATGGACGAGGACGCGGACATATACGTTGCGGGGCATCACCACACATGGGCGCTGATGACGCAGGAAATGCCAGACGGTCGGATCATCACATTGGCTAGGGCGAGAGGCTATAAATATATCGACGATCACGCGCACCGTCACGGCTTCTATGAACAGCAGCACGGCGCGTCCATCATGTTCGTCATCCGCCCCAAGCACCATAACAACTCCATCAAGTTCATCCGCTCGTTCGCTGACGTAGAGGATGGCTGCGAGTACCTAAACATCGTTCGCAAGAAGGATGGCAAATGATTAACTGGTCCCACTACCCCAATTTCACAGAGGCAGAGTTCGCCTGCCAGTGCGGTTGCGGCAAGGCCGACATGGACCCTGGATTTATGGGCAAGCTGCAACAGGTGCGTACGGCTGTTGATAAGCCAATGCGTATCACCAGCGGCTTTAGATGCGCAATACATAATCAAAAAGTATCGTCAACAGGCCCAAATGGGCCACACACGACAGGGCGTGCTTGCGATATTGGTGTTCAGGGTGCCGAGGCTAAAAGACTTCTGTCGTTCCTGGCGATCCATTTCAGTGGCATCGGAATCCAACAGAAAGGGTCTGGTCGGTTTATCCATGTCGATGATCTGACGCCGCCTGAGTATCCCCGGCCAAATCTTTGGAGTTACTGATATGGCACTTCCAGCACTACTCGGAATTGCGGGCAATATCATTGGCGGCATATTCGACATTGTCGATAAGACCGTTGAAGACAAGGATAAGGCCGCTGAGATTAAAGCGGGGCTGCAAACGCAAGTCCTGCAAATGCTCAACAAGGAACTAGACACTGCCGGGAATATCATCGTCGCTGAGGCGAAGGGTGATAGCTGGATACAACGCAACTGGCGTCCGATCACGATGCTGGTTTTCGTCGGCCTTGTCGTTGCCAAGTGGTTAGGATTTACCGCGCCGGGTGTCAGTGAAGAAATCGAACTTGCGCTTCTGGATATCATCAAGGTTGGCCTTGGCGGCTATGTCGTTGGCCGATCCGTTGAGAAAGGCATAAAGGTCTGGAAAGAGAAATGAGTAACGTCATCACCTTCCCAGGCGTTGAGGAAGAAATCACCGCAGATGAAGTTCTAGAGAACACCAAGGGCAAGGTGCTAGACTGCATTGTCATTGGCTGGGACGCGGACGGCAACCTTCACGTTGCCGGAACTATGAGCGGTGACGCAGAAGTCATCTCGCTGCTAGAGATTGGCAAGGCCGCTTTTGTGCATGAGTTGATTGGCTAGGGTTTCTCGTCTGCGCCGTCTAGCTTGGCGAGTGCTTTCTGCGCGTTATGTTTTAAATGCGACAAAGTATCGTGCTGTTTGTGGAGTGATAAATCAAAGTGCGCTTCCGCAACCTCCCGCAAAGCCCCCTCCAACTCCGCGACACCCTAGAGGCGCGGCTCCACCTTCAATTCGCCGGTGCAGGGTGCGCCAGCAATGCCAGCGAGATAGCGCCGCTTCTCCCACACGTCCCACGTATCTTTGAACTTTGGGTTCTGGAGAATAGTTATTTCCTGACCAAACCATTCTTCGAGATCCCGCATGAACCGCTTGTTGTCGGGATGCTCAGAACCAGTCTCGCAGTAAGCGATGACGTCTGGTTGCGATAACTTCGTGGCGATAGCCGACGCAGCGCCGCAAGAAAACCACGCTACTCTGCGCATATCTCACCATCTCCGCCGCAAGTGCGGCACACGCTGTCTGGTCCGTGATAGCCCATGCCAGAACCGGCGCAGACGTTGCAGATTTCGGTCTTTTCTTCTTCGTCCTCTGGTTCACCATCCACAACCGGATCAGCGACGAGGCCTTCGCAACAGTGTTGTAGGCCGGTGCCGTTGCATTCGGGGCAGGGCCAAGAGACGACCCGTGTCTCGTCAAAACCTCTCCCTCGGCCTTGGCAAAATTCACACTTCATTTTCGCCCCCAAGTCTGCCGCCACAGCCAAGCGTGATGCCGCCCGACTTGCTTGCTCCACCACCTGAATGGCCGTGATTTCATTATCCATCTCATTGGTTCCTCCTATCAGCCGCGAATAAACGGCCCACACGTTCTCTGGGCCGTTCACGGTCGCGACCGGCTCATCAATACGCGATGGTTAAATTCGTCGTTTGTCACTTCATGATAGTCAGGCGTACCGAAACGCGCCACTGGCTTAGGCCAGCCCTCAGCCCAGGCTGGACGCTTCTCGTCCAGCGTCTGACGAATCTTCTCAATGCTCTCTTCAGAGAGGTGATTGAAGCCGCGAAGGTTGCCTGATTTATTCATCGTCATTCTGAAGCTCCTCTTCTATGCGGTCATACGCCGCGCACCAGCGCGGGTCATGCCCAGAATAGTCTCCTAAACCGCAAGAAGAGGACGCTCCGATATCAGTGTAGTACTCATAAAAATAGTACTCACAAGAGGCGCATTCGGGCGCTCCACTCTCAAAAGCATACGCAACGATATCCCAATCTTTTTCCATAAAACCTCCTAAAGCATTAAAAAGGAATAGGGTCGTCCATATTGTCAGGCTTAGTGCTACGCACATCTTCAACCGTAGCGCCAGGGAAAACCTCTTTGGTTTTCTTGGCGAAATTACGGGCGTCCTCACTGGCTATGAGCAGCCTGGCAACTTCATCCATTGAATACACAAGCGCGCCGTCTCTTTCACGGCTTGCCTTGTGCGCGTCGGCTACTGTTTCAGCAACGATCAGCACGCGGCCATCATCCATTGGCGCTTCATACCAAGTGCCAGCAAGCTCACAATGGCCACGGTCACGCGCCTCATCCTCAAGCACCTTATAAGCACGTATCATAGCCGATGAACCACGCACAACTGCGTCGCAATCGTCGCTCCTGATAGCCCCATCAAGGCGCTCAAACTGCTTCCAGAAACGCTCTTGCGTTTCAACGCTGACCAGCTCAGGCAATCTATCAACGCCCCATCGCTTCTCAGCCGCAACAACTACCTGGTCTAACTCAGTGATTGCCGCCTCCATCCTACGCCAATCATTGTCGGATTGCGCAAGCATAGTGCGCGATATGCCGCGAGCAGGTTTTTTAATCCTCCTTTTAGGCATTTATCTCGACGCCCTCACCAGCATCTTGATGGCAGTCAACTCGTGAATGCCGTGTTCCACTAAAAAATCCACGGCACGCGGAAAATCAATCTCACGCTTCTTAATCCGAGCCGCCAAAATCTCAATGTATGTCATCATCCTACCCTTTCATTTCCTTTAGACTAAGTGTTTTTTTACGCACCGATTCCGCTGGCTTAGCCGGAACAATCTTTTCGGGCTGGGCCTTCCGATTAATCATACCCCAACCAATTTGATATTTAACGTCGCCAATCGTGGCAGTCGCAACGTCATGGTTAGCCATCACCTCTTTAATAGCCAACTCTGCGTCATCAATGCGGTCCTTGGCGTCCGCAAGGTCGTACTTCGCCGCAATTAAATCAGCGACCGCACCAATCACATTCGTTCCATCAAGGTCGAGCGGTGGCGCGTCTTCATTTGCGCGCGACCATGCAGTGTTGGCGTCCTCACTTGTAAGGGGCGGATACCAATCATGGTTTTTGCGGCGCATTTCAAAGTCGTCGATGGCCTCAGATATGCGGCGCTGAACTATATCATCTGATTGATAGACAAATAGTCGCAACTCCAACCCTTGATACAAGGTTGCTACACATCCCCATGTCCACCCGGTACACATCATCTGCGCCTGTAACTGTAATGGGCCACGCTGAGGCGGTGGCACGTCTTCGGGTCGCGCCCGAGTCGCCTTGCTTTCAAGGACGCCAGGGCCACTTATGTCGATAACATCAGCGCCAATGCAATAGATACCACGCGACACATCCGTTTTTATTTTGCCCGCGCCCTCACCAGAGCCGTCAAGCGATGCAGCAAGATTAATTGTCGGATGAAAAATGGCCCGATCATAATCAATCAAGACGTTTGAAAGGTCCAAACGTTCCGCGGCTTGCTGCAAAATGACCGGCTCAAGGACATTGCCCCAATGCGTGGCTTCATTTCCGGCCCACGGCTCAGGTTCAACGCCTTCATCTCGATCTATAAACGTCCTCAAAAGATCGTTTGGGGTCTGGTAGGGCGACTGCCCCAACAAAACAGGAATTAATGACGCCGAAATCATGTCATCGGGTGTTACTTTTCCAACCATTTCAAATTGCTCCTTTCTTTTTAAGTAAATTCCGCACGCTAGAAGCATGCCATTGCCCGCCGCGAACGGTCTCAATGCTATCTGCGTTAAGATAATCCGCTATTTTCCTGAGACTGGCACCCTCACTATGTAACGAGCGAACCACGGGCCAGGCGGATTGTTCGCATAACTTCACTTGTGACCTTTCCCGATCCGCACGCGCGCGCCCACCCTTTTCCGGGCATGGCGAACCAAGTTTAACCCCACGCGCCTTGGCAGCAGCAAGCGCGGCCTTGGTGCGCCGTGATATTTCTTCGCGTTCATGTTGCGCGAATACGGCGCGAATGCCCCATTCGAGGGTGCCCATATGGGGCGCGTCAGCGGCCAAGATATCGACGCCGCTATTCCTGATTTTAAACAGGAACTCAACGTCGCGTGATAGTCGATCCACCTTGGCAATAAGCAAACACGCGCCCGCATATTTGCAATGCGCCAGGGCGCGTTCTAAGCCCGGCCTGGCGCTATTCTTGCCGCTTTCTATATCCTGGTAGGTCTCAATGATGTCGGCAGCGTAGGGCCGAACCAGGGCGCGCTGTGCCTCTAATCCCAGCCCGCTGCCACCCTGTCGCGCGGTACTGACGCGCAAATACAACACGTATTTTCTGGTCATTGCACGCCATGACCTAGCGCAACGAATAGCAGCAATACATAAGTGAAAACAGCCACGGCAATGGAGCCAAGGCATAGGTTTATCAGTTTGC